AGGCAAGGTTTTGGCGCTGGATTTAGCAACTGCACGCGGCCTTGGCTTGGGCGACATAGTCGGCCAGGGCGAAGCTGTTTCTATTCCCGCCGATCCCATGGTTTTTGCTGAGGACGCGGCCATAATTCCGCAGGAAGACGGCGGCGAAATCATTGATTTCAGCCCTGTCGAGGAAGCCGCCCCGCTTGACCACGATGACAACCTCGCCACGGTTATGGACGAGGACGAACTCAATAACATCGCCAACGACATCATCCGCTGGGTCGAGGAAGACAAGACCTCCCGCGAGCCGTGGGAAGGACTGCTGACCGAAGGCATTCAGTATCTGGGCCTTAAGATGGAGGACCGCAGTTTCCCGTTCCAGGGCGCTGCTGGGGTGTTTGACCCCATCCTTCTGGAGGCGGTTATCCGCTGGCACGCGACTGCATCAGGCGAGCTTCTGCCGGCCGCTGGTCCGGTCAAGACGCAGGTTATCGGGACATCGAGCCCGGAGATCGACGCGCAGGCGTCGCGCGTCAAAGAGTTCATGAATTTCTACCTCACTGAGGGCGCGCCGGAGTGGGTCGAGCAGAACGATCAAATGCTGTTCTGGCTGCCGCTGGTGGGGTCGACGTTTAAGAAAACCTATCAAGACCCCATTTTAAACCGGGTCGTCAGCCCGTTCATTCTGCCGCAGGACTTCGTCGTGTCGTTTAGCACCGACGATCTCGATACGTGCCCGCGCGCGACACACATCGTCCATATGTCCGCCAAGGACATGAAGATGCGCCAGCTCCAGGCGTTCTATCGCGACGTCGAGTTGAAGGAGCCGGAGTATGACGAGGAAACCAAGTCACCGCTCGCCACGGCCAGTCAGAACACGCAGGGGCTCACAACGCCATCGGAGAGCGATGAGGCTGACCATACCGTCTACGAAGTTCATATCGACCTGGACCTTCCTGGCTTTGAGCATACACAGTCGTCTGGAGACGGGGCGGAAGACGGATCAGAAGGCGGCGACGAGCCCACACAGACCGGGCTGCCATTGCCCTACATCGTCACTGTTGAACTAGCCAGCCGCAAGGTTCTGGCTATTCGACGCAATTGGAAAGAGGGCGACGAGAGCTACCAGAAAATCCAGTATTTCACGCACTTCAAATTCGTTCCTGGCCTTGGTTTCTACGGGATCGGCTACGCCCACATACTTGGAAATTCCGCCAAGGCCATAACGTCGCTTCAACGGCAAATGATTGACGCCGCGACGCTGGAAATGTTCCCCGGCGGTCTGCGGGCGAAAGGCAGCCAGCGCGGCGACGATAACAATCTGATGATCGGCCCCTGCGAATTCCGCGAAATGGATACAGGAGGTCTGCCGATTCAGCAGGCCATCATGACGATGCCCTACAAAGGCCCGTCTGAGGTGTCGCTGATACTGTGGGAGAAGACGCGCGAGAACGCGCGCGGCCTCGGCAATATGACGGAAATCGCCGTCGGCGAGGGTCGCCAGGACGCGCCTGTAGGAACTACCGTCGCGCTGATGGAAGCTGCCAACCGCACAACGTCGGCCACCATCAAGTCAGCGCACCGCAGTTATCGTCGCGAGTTCAAACTAATCGCCGCCCTATTCGGTCAGTTCCTGCCGGAAGAACCTTATCCTTGGCCGGTCCCTGGTGGCCCATACGCCATTATGCGTACTGACTTCAGCGAACAGGTCGACGTCATCCCCGTCAGTGACCCGAATATCACATCGTCGGCGCAGCGCATGATGCTGGCAGAGGCCGAGCTGCGCTTCGCCACGCAAGCCCCGCAGCTTCATGATCAGTACCAAGCCTATCGGCAGATGTACGTCGCCATGGGGCTGGACGAAGGCAAGATCGATAAAATCCTACCGCCGCCTGAGCAGGCGCAGCCGCTTGACCCACTGACGGAAAACCAGAACGCGCTGACGGGAAAGCCGTTGGCCGTAGGTGCGTATCAGGATCACCAGGCGCACATCGCCGCGCATCAGACTCTCTCCGAACAAGTCCCGACATTGGCCGCTCACATATCAGAGCATCTAGCCGCCGCCATGCGCGTCAATGTCGAAACCAAACTTGGAATGCAGCTTCCTCCTGCTGGCACGAAACTGCCGCCGCAGTTGGAAAACCAGATCGCCGTTCTCGTTGCACAGGCCCTGCAGGAGCTTCAAGGACCGGAAGGCCAAGAGCCTACGCCGGGACAGATTGCCATGGCACAGATCAAGGTCGAGGCCGACAAGGTCCGCGCGCAACTCAAAGAAATCGAGGCGCGCACCGCGACCGACGTGTATGTGGCGAACAAAAAGGCGCAGTCCGAAAAGGCGCGCAACGATACGCAGAAAGAAATCGCGCTGCTTAACTATCAAAAAGAGATGGCCAAGGCTCGCGAGAAGGACCGCGCCGACAGGCGTAAACGCGCATTCGGAACAAGGAGTACATTCTGATGGATGACGGCTACACCAGCGGCAGGAAGGCCATGCCCCACGTCATGGCGCTGAATAAAAACCCAACCATGGGCCTCAAAAACGACCGCCAGCCTAAGCCCGGCGTGAGCAAGGTCGTGGCGTTCGCCAAGGGCGGTGCGGTCAAGAAGCATTCTGACGCGCGCCAGGACAAAAAAATGGTTAAGTCCATGGTCAAGAAATCTTGCATCAAGCCCGTGAACAAGGCTTGCGGTGGGAAGGTGGCGAAGAAAAAGTGACCCCCGACCTCCTGCGCTCGCGCATCGTCGCGCGTCTGACCGAACAGCGCGCGGAGACGCTTGGGAAACTGCGGCGTTGCAAGCCACGCGCGCCGCTGGTGATGGATCAAGGAACTATCGCGGCAACCACCGCCGAAGAAATAGCCCTGTTTGCGGTAGACACAAACGCAACCGTGGACGCCCTGGAACAGGCCATCGCCATCGTCCAGGAAGAATACAAGAGACTGGTGTCGCCCGAGCAGCCGGGAGACGAGGCCAGTGGCAAGGACGCTGCAAAAGGCAAGGAAAGACATTATGGGTGATCAATCGTTGGGGGCTTCCGGGGGGAAGCCGAGCGCGTTTAAACATAACGGCACGCTGCCGTTCGTCGAGGCGCATGAGATCGAAGAAGCCACGCGGGTTATTGACGCGCAGTTCGTCGCGCTGACCGGCAAGCCGTTTAATTTCCGTCCTGCCGGCTATTACATCGCGTGCAAGATTTACGTCAGCCCTGACGAAATCACGACCGTCACGGATAAAGACGGCAAGAAAATCACGCTCGTCCACGCCGAAGTCACGAAAAAGCAGGACGAACTTAAGTCTGTCGCCGCCCTGGTATGTGCTGTTGGCCCACAGGCATACAAAGGCAAAAACGAGGACGGCACCGACAGGTTCCCTGAAGGTCCGTGGGCGCGTGTGGGCGACTGGATTTGTCTGCCGCGTCACTCATCGTTCGTCGTCAAGTACCGCGGCGTTGCCATGGCGCTTATCCCTGACGACAAGGTTATTGGTGTCATCGAAGACCCCACTGATCTCGCTGAGTTCTACGTCGGCAACAAAATCTAAAGGCAAGCACCATGAATTATCTCTCACGTCTACGGCCCGTTTACGCGCCTGAAGGCCAGCCCGGCAGCGCGGCGGCTGAAACTCCTGCGCCGCTGACCGGCCTCACGGATGAAGAAAGTTTCGAGGAAGAAGAAGTTGTCATCCCCGGCGAAGAAGGCGACGAGCCGCCTCCTACTCCGGGAGCCGACGGAACCCCTCCTGCGCCTCCGGTTAAGAAGCGTGGTCCGAAGCGTTACGCCGAATTAAACCGGCGCGCACAGGAAGCGCAGTCGTACGCCGAGCGCGTCCAGGCTGAAAACGAGTCTCTGCGGCGCCGCGCCGAGGAAGCTGAGCGCAAGGCGAGCGAAGCTGGCGATATGGCGATGAGCACATATGCCGCCAAAGCCAAATCTGACCTAGCGGCGGCCGAAAGGGAGTATTCCGAGGCCCTTTCCAGCAATGACGCCGCCAGAATCACGGCCGCGACGAAGGCCCTAACGCTGGCCACCACCGCGCACGACGATGTCGAGCGGTATAAGGCCCAGAAACGGCCCGATCCAGCTCCTGCAGCCCCACAGCCAAAGCAGCCTGAAGCCAAACCTGAGTTCCAGGATGCTCCGGAGCCTGCGAAAAACTGGATGATGGAGAACCGTTACTTCGACATGGTTGCCCGCGACGAAAGCGGCAACGTCATGTTCGACCGAAACAACGGTCGCCCCCTGGGAAATCCTGATTTTGACCAGGATATGCACGCCGAGGCGGTCCTTTTCTCGCAAAAACTCGAACGTCAGATCGCCAACGGGCGCGTTTCGTTCAAATCGTTCTCGCCGGAATACTTCGCTGCCGTCGATGCCCACATGCGCGAGGAATTTCCAGACCGTTTCGACGAGGACGATGGCGCTCCACCGCCGCCGCCGCAGAAACAGGCCAAAGCAAGCCCTGTGGCGTCACCCGGAAACCGAAACATTCCCGGCGCGCCGTCCAAAAACAATGGGCAGAGCTTCAAACTGACCTCAGACGAGGTCAGGTTCATCACAAAATCGGTGCAAAACGGCGCTGGGCCGAAATATCCGAAGGGACACGCCAAAGCCTTTCAGCCGATGACGCTCGATGACGCAAAAGTCAGCTTCGCGCGCCGGAAAATCGCCCAAGCTAAGGAATCCGGGGCGGCATAGGCCCCATTCATAAGGAAAAACACCCATGGCCCGCAAACCCCGCTCATCCGAGACACGCGAAAACGCCAGTCGTTCCGCTGAATCACGAAAATCTCCGCCGTCGGCTCACACCAGCCGCTTTTACATCCCGCCGCACGTCATTCCCAAGGGCTTTACCTACGCTTGGGTCGCCGTGGCCCACGACAGCGCTGGCACGCAGAACGCCGACAACTGGCGCAACAAATACCGCAACGGCTGGCGTCCCGTGCCGCGTGATCGCCACCCGGAACTGTTTCCATCGGTGCCCAATGTAGGGTTCGGTGATGACACCGACGATCTGATCAAGGAAGGCGGCCAAATCCTCTGCGAAAAGCCGACAAAGGACGTGGAAGAAGACCGCAAGGCCCTCGCCAAGCGCTCCCGCGACCAGGAAAAGGGCGTTTCGTGGATGCAGCAGCAGGGCGCCAACCCGTTCGCCCAGACGATGCCTGGGTTCGATAAGTCGCAGACGACCTTCAAGCATGAAGCCGAGTTTAAGGAGTAAGTTACGGGGTGGCTGGGGCTACGTGGCCCCGGCCATCTTTCCCTTGCCGGAGATGAATGGTGGACTTTAGTCCCAACCACCCCACCAGGCCCTTGACACGCACGTAATTGCGTCGATAACCTGAATTGCTACCAGAGTCCACGCCCAGCGCGTGTAGTCGATGGCCGTAACGTAATCGGCCCCGGAACCCACGATCTCCGGTTATCGAAGGCGGCAATCGTATCCGCTCCGTGGTCGGCAGGAACCGACCGAAATCAGACCCCCGCGTCAAATGGCGCAACTGATAACGGAGCAACAATCATGGCTTATGGCGCAAGTGGCGGCTTCGGCCTCCAGCCGGTAAACAGCGGCAATGGCGTCACCTGGAGCGGTGCCGTCAATGACTACAATCTGCCCGCAACAGGCGGTCAGACGATTTTCCAGGGCGACCCGGTGGCATTGTCCACTGTGGGCGTCATCGTGCGCGGTGCTGCTACCAGCCCGACGCTCGGCAGCTTCCAAGGCTGTAAATTCCAAGATACCAGCGGTGTCTGGCAGTTCGTGAACTGGTTCTCGGGCGCCACGGCGTTCCTGACCGGAAACACGCCCATCGCGCTCGTGGTCGACGACCCGATGGCGCAGTACACCATTACCGAAGGCGACGCGACTGGCGCGTCCGGCACCCCGCTTACGGCGGCGGCTCCGGGGCTCAATGCCAATTTCGTCTACACGGCCGGCAATACGCGCACCGGGCTTTCCGCGGTGACGCTCAATAACGCCACCGCTTCCACGGCGTCCGGCATGAACCTTCGCATTGTCGCGCTCGATCCCCGCACAGGCAATCAGGTTGGCGCCTTTGCCAACTGGATTGTTCAAATCAACAACGGCCAGCGTTCTGCTGGCACGCCGCGTCCATAAGGGGGAGCGCAGTCATGACAATCAATATCAGTTCTATCCAGCAGCTTCTCCGCCCAGGCTTGGCAGAGGTCTTCGGCGATTACCCGATGTACCCGGCCGAGTACACGGAGATTTTCACCACGCACACGTCCGACAAAGCGGTGGAAATCGAAGTCGAAATGAAGCTCCTCGGGCTCGCCGCCATCAAAGGCGAAGGTGCTCCGACAGAGTTTCAGGACATGGGACAGCGCGTGGTCAGCACTTACTACCACCGCTACACCAGCGTTGGCTTCATCATCACCCGCCAAGCGATGAAGGACAACCTGTACGAATCGCAGTTCCCGCTTCAGGCTCAGTCGCTCCGCAATTCCATGCTTCAGAGCAAGGAAGTCAACGGCGCTTCGGTTCTCAATAACGGGTTCTCCGCATCGTTCCCCGGCGGCGACGGCGTGGCGCTGTTCTCGACGGCTCACCCCATCGATACCGGCACCTACGCCAACACGCCGACGGTGCAGACCGACCTTAACGAAGCCTCTCTGCAAGACGCCATCGTGACCATCAGCCTGTTCCGCGATCAAGCCGGCCTGATCACCATGACGAAGCCCACGAAAATGATTGTGCCGTCGGCCCTGCAATTTNCCGCAGACCGACATACCTGCACAGCCAGTTCCGTACCGGCACGGCGAACAACGACATCAACGCCATCTACAACATTGGCTGCGTGCCGCAAGGCTATCGCGTCAATCACTTCCTCACCGACACGTCGGCGTGGTTCGTGATGACCCGATGCCCCCAAACGGCCTCAAGCATTATGAACGTGAGGCGCTGGAAACTGACGTGTTCACCGACTTCACGTCGAAGAACCTCCTGGCTTCGGCCATCGAGCGTTATTCCTTCGGCTGGAGCAACCCGCGCGGTTCTTACGGCAGCTCGGGCGCCTCGTAAGTGGCGGCGTAACGAATGAGAATGGGGCCATCGCGCCGCAGTGTGCGGTGGCCCTTTTCGCAACAACAGTAGAGGGCATTCCTCATGACTTCATTCGCAGACAATATCCGCTCGGGGCGCGCAAATTATCCGCGTGCTGTTCCGCCCGCTACTGGTTACGCGGAGGACGAGATTTACGGCGTACCTATGGGTCAGGTGTTCCCTTACCAGATTGGCACGGCGTCGACCGCACTGGCTTCCGGAGTGTTTTTACAGCGCTTCAGGGTCGGCTGGCGGCACACTGACGATTACCGGCGCGCTGGTGTCGGCGGGTGTGGCCACATTCGACGTGGCGCGCGGTGTGCGCTTCACTTCGTCGGTGAATACGTCCACGGCGGTCATCACCCTTCAAGGCACTGATACCTGGGGCGCGCCGATTACGTATTCGATCAATGGTCCCACCGGCAATACCTTTGGGAACGTCGGCTCTTACGTCGACAGCCTTGTGACGTTCAAAACCATCACAACGGCGTCGGTTGTAGGCACCCTTGGCACCACCGCATTCGCCATCGGCGACAACAACACCTTTGGCCTTCCATACCGTATCGACAATGTCGGCAAAGGTATGGGCGTCTACATCAACGGCGAGTCAGCCACGGCCCCGGCTACTTGGGCCGCTGGTTACACCACCACCGCAGCGGCGACCGCGAGCACCGCTGACGTCCGCGGCACAGTAACGCTTTCTACCGTCGTTCTGGCGAATGACGCGCGGTACATCACCGCCGTCTTCATCACTCCGAACTTCGGCGTTTCTGCCGGCGCGGATACCAAGGAGAACACCTACGGCGTGGCTCCGTACTCGGCTTAATAAACAGACGCGGGGGCGTGTGCCGCCACGCTCCCGCATTTTTTCCAGCGGCTTCCAGGCAAGGACAAAACCGTGAACCAGACTCATCAAGCAGCCCCTACCGCAGTAGCTTTCGCGCCCAACCGTAAGGCGGTGAATATCATCGCCATGGGCTCGTCTAAAATGGACTTTTTCCAGGCGCAGCTCATGGAGAGCCGCCCGGACATCCTGAAAGACGCAGAAATCTGGACGATCAATTACATGGGGGCGCAAATCCGCTGCGACCGCATTATCCATGTCGATCCGGTTCACCCGTTCCTCGGCCATGAAGTCGTGCGCGATATGTGCGACCATTCGCTGCGGGATAACATCCCGTTCTACACATCGCACCCGCATCCGAAGTACGCCAACCACGTCGTTTATCCGTTCGCGCGCGTATCTGCGGCGCTGGGTGGCATCACCTATTTCAACACGTCGGTCGCCTACGCCATTGCGCTGGCGATGGCTGACGGCTTCAACGAAATCGGCCTCTTTGGCTGCGACTTCAGCTACCCGAACGTCCACATCGCTGAATCCGGCCGCGCGTGCTGTGAATTCCTGATGGGCATCGGCACGCAGCGCGGTATTCGCTTCGCCGTCGCTCAGGGCTCCACGCTCATGGATATGCACGTCATGCAGCAGCCCTATGGGTGGTTCGCCAACCCGAACCTGCCGCCGGCCAATGGCGGTGGCCTGATGACGGCCGCGCAGATTTTGCAGCACGAAAACGCCGTGCGTAATCCGCCCAAGCTCACTGGTAACTACGGTTACATCCATGTCGCGTCACCCCAGGTCGTGCAGCCGCTTGTGCCGCCCTACGGCACTGAGATCGGCATAGCCGGAATTTTCGCCGACGGCAGCGGCGCAGCTAAATCCAACGGTCACGACACCAGCACCCCTATTGGAGTCAGCGATGCGCCAAACAACCTTCATATTCCCCGCGCCTGATTATAACGGGATCGCGGCAACACAGAACATCACCACAGCGACGGGCGGCTACGCCGTCCTAAACGGGGACCTCACGAACTACCCCCAGGCTCTAAACCAGTCTGGGGGCGTTCGTGCGGCTTTTCCTGGAATTCAGCGAACTATCGGCGTGTTCTCTACCGGGAACCTGTCGGCGGTGGTGTTTTATGCGTCCGGACTGGACCTGCGTGGTGCCGTCATCACGGCGTCGTTCGCGGGGGCGACCGGTGGCTCATCGGCAGCGACGGATTCATTCGCCACGTTCACGGCGGAGTTTCACGTCCTCAATTCCTTCTCCTGCACTTCGGCGGCGACGTCGAATTTCACGATTGGAACGGGAGCTACCGGCGCGACGAACTGGAAACAGATGGATGGATTCATTGCTCCGTTTAACGTCACGGTTTCTGTCGTTACCGCCACGGCAGCCGCTGTCACTATTCAGGATACGCCAGGAAATCCAAACACTGCGTCGTCCCCGACAGTATTCAGCCACGCGACGCTCGTCAGCGTCACTGCCAATCAACAGTCCAACTACACATCGCCAGTGCAGTGGGTGCGAGGCATTGTGTCGACGAATAGCGCTACGGGAGTCGGCAGCACGATTTACATTCAGCAATCTGGAAGCGGCAATTAAAGGTTAGATTTTAACTATGTCCGTAATGAACGGGGTATCGAACGTAGACGGAGTTCAGCCACTTGAACATATGCAGGCTGTGGCCGTCGGCTACATAAACGGCGCTCGTTCGATTTATAATTTTGGCTATAATATAGTTGGGACAACTGAGTTGCCGATCATAAACGGTGCGACCAGCGCTTACCAGTATCCAGTTGCTGCCACGGTTATGCAGGTTTCGTCGACGTCCACCACAGACACCAGCACTGGAACAGGAGCCCGCACACTTTTTATCACCGGCTTAAACAGCGCGTACAATGTTGTCGATGAAACCGTGACATTGTCCGGTCAGAATCAGGTCGCAACCGTAAATTCTTATGTGCGAATTAACGACTCAAACATTGAGTCCGCAGGAAGCTCAGAAACTAACAACGGAACGATCTTTATTGGACAAGGCACAGCAACCGCTGGGG